ATGATATCAGAATTCGTTAGAGAACAGAAACGTTATACAAGAGATAATTTAAAGTCAATCTTCTGTTGTTCCGATGCTGATATTATACGAATTATAAAGAAACTTAAAGGATATGGAATTCTAAAGACTGTTAAGAATACAGATGAGCAATTAATTATGTCCGATTTGGCTGATGAAGATATAGAAGTCAGCGATGAAGATGAATCTTCAGTGAAGCATCTGTATGTATTTACCTTCGTAGGGATAATCATTGTGGAAGGTAGAGTTTTGAAATGTTATCCAAAGTATCTATTCAAAACATCGAATCCGACAGAAGAGTTAAAACAGGTTATTAAAGTCCTTCAAAAGTACAATTCGAAAGAGCAAATAATTCGAATGTATAATGATGGCGGCAGAACAACCACTTTTAACAGGCTGGCAGTTATGGTGTTCTTGTTGAATGATTATTTTGAGAATGGGATTTACACCAACACTCAGGATATTATTGAAACGAATGGTGCAGGTGAGATTCATTGGGACAGAACAATAAATAATACATATCCAATTATAAATAGGAATCGACCATATTATGTTGAATTGCAGACGAAACGCAGAATAAATGATGAGACGGATTTTTTCAAAAGACTACATGAATGCATTTTAACTGCTTGCACAAAAGAGTTGAGAGACGCAGACTTGATTGAGCTGCTTGATATTGAAGGCGTTGATTTAACAGACGAAGTCCTAGAAGACTTTGGAGATGATGATTATATTTTATATCGTCTCGAAAAAGAAATGAATGTTCAGTTCAATACAAGAAAACAAATGGTTCTTAAAACAATGGAAGCACTGATTGGAAATAAAGGAACTCTTGATGATGTCGATAGTTTCAGTATGTTTGGAACAAACAGTTTCAACCTTGTTTGGGAAAAAGTATGTGCTGAGGTTATGGATAACCAATTACATACACCTATAAACGCACTTGGTTTGGAAGATGTAAGAATTCCAGATGGTGCAAAGTATTCTGATTCTGATGAATTGATTTCAATCATTGAAAAGCCAAAATGGCAGGGATATGCAGAAGACGAGTCGGAATTTGAGAAAGAAGCAAATAAAACACTTACTCCTGATCTTATATCTTTATACCACCATGACAATAACTGTGATTTTGTTATTTTTGATGCAAAGTATTATACAGTGCAATTAGAACTAACTAAGGAACTACGCGGACAACCAGGTGTAAGTGATGTTACAAAGCAATATTTGTATCAATTGGCTTATAAAGATTTTGTTAAGGTCAACAGGTTTAATAGTGTCAGAAACTGTTTTTTGATGCCAACAGAAGAAGAAGGTACAGATGGAGTAATAAAGAAAGGCTCTGTAAAGATGGATATGCTTGCAGCATTAGATTTAGAGCAAATTCAAGTGAGACAATTATCGGCTAAGAGAATATTTGCATATTATTTGGCAAGTACGAAAGTTGATATAGGAAAATTAGATTTATAACAGGAGGTATGAACTTATGGCTCATAACCGTTCATTTACAGAATATGTGGCAAAGCAATTCTATAATGAGTTGTATGGAGCCATAGAGAATTACTTACAAGAAAACAAAGATACCATAGACCTTCGGTTGTATAGGGTAAATAATATTGATACACTTAATCTTGCAGATATTACTGTGAAGTTCGTAAATGTTAGCAACCTACCAGGAATGGCAATAGAATTTGATGTCGCATTAGAAGCAGAGATTGAAGCGCATGAACGGGATTATCACTATGATGAAAACGAGGAATGCAAACAGTGGTTTATGCTACATTGTACTGGAAATCTTGACTGCCAATTAAAGGATTTTGCGATATTATCAATTGATATTTATAGTAGCAAAAATAAGCAGGTGAAACCAATGTCTGATGAACTCGTTCCAATTATCTATAAAGACCAATTGGAAAAAGAGGCAGAGAATTTTTTGCGAAGAAATTATAAAAAAGCATTACTTGAACCTATATGGGTTGATCCTATAGAATTGGCTGAAGGTATGGGGTTAACTGTTCGCATGGTTCATATTACAAAGGACGGTTCCGTATTTGGTAGATGTTACTTTAAAGAATGTGAGACCGAGTTATATGACTCAGAAACAGATTCAATGATTAAAGAAATGATTCCAAGTGGTACCATTCTTGTAGATAGACTATCGTATTTTTTGCAGACAATAGGAAAGTCGAATAATACTATTGTTCATGAATGCGTCCATTGGGATGAACATAAGAAAGCCTTTGCATTGGCACAATTATATGATAGTAGCCTTTCAAGTATCGGATGCCAAGTCACAGGTGGAATTTTAGGAAACAAGAGAGATTCTGTTGATTGGATGGAATGGCAGGCAAATGCATTAACACCAAGAATACAAATGCCACTAGATATGTTCAAAAGAAAGGCTAACAAAATTATCTCTGAATATCGAGCAAAGATGCATGAGTACGATATGATAGATATTATTGAACCTGTTATCGATCAGCTCGCCATTGATTACGGCGTTTCAAGAACAGCTGCAAAAATCCGTATGGTTGATGCTGGATATGAAGAGGCTGTTGGAGCATTTAATTATATTGATGGATCCTATGTAAAACCACATAAAGCACGAAAAGGATATCTTGAAAGAAATAAGACATTTTCTATTGGTTCTCAAGATGCAGCTATTCTTTGCTTAACTAATCAGGAATTAAAAAAGAAAATTCAAGACAGCCAATATCAGTACATAGACAGTCATTTTGTAATCAATCATCAATTGTATATTGAAGAAAGTGAAGAGGGAAATCTTCAGCTGACACATTATGCAAGAAATCATATGGATGAATGCTGTCTTGTTTTTGAGTTATCTGTTGTTAACCATTATGGTGAGCATTATCATAGTGAATGCTTTTTAAACCGAGATGAGAGTTCTCCTGTGGATTTTAATGTAAGTTTTCATGGCGGATACGAAAATTCGCCTTCGGAAAGTCAGCTAAAATTACTACGAGAAACGATTGCAGAAGAGAATAGAATCTATGAATCTCTTCCAAATGATTTTACAGCGGCTCTGAAAATGGTGATTGATTGGAGAAATGAGCAGATTAAGAAAGAAAAAGAAGAGCATCCATATAGTCAGCATGATAAAATAACTGCGGTTGAGATTGCAAAAAGAACTGGATTAAATGAAGTAACGGTTCGCAGGACTTTGAACGATGGAGAGACTTCGACTAACACACTTGTTCTTATATGTTTGGCTTTGCATTTGCCATATAAAATAAGTAAGCATATTATAGAACATTCACCTGCACCACTTCGATTGAAAAGCACAGACCATCAATGGTATGATTTTGTACTTCAAATGCACTCAGGAAAGACTGTGAAAGAAGTAAAAGAAATATTACAAAACTATGGAGCTATGCCATTATAAAATAATAAATATTTTATCTTAAAACCGTACACCAAGTGTACGGTTTTTTTCTACCATAAAAGCCAAGAGCCATACAGGGTTCACAGAAATGTGAGTTGTGTAGGGCTCTTTTTTTGTGCCATTTTTGAGAAATTTACATCATTGGGACGTACAGATAGTGTACGTTTTCTCCCTTTAAATCTCTTGTATTATATGAATAGACAAGCAGAAAAGCTTTCTAAATAAAAAAATATCACAGGCCTGATTAGCTATAGGGGCTGGGATACAAATATTGAAACTGTCACTGTGAAAGCAGCGATGGGTGCAATATGAAGTACCCTTATTTTCCTATGCCCTAATCAGGCCTTTTTAATTGGTGTACTTCAAAAGCACATACCATATTTGTTCCCTTGCCCCTCTGCAAGAACCAGGCAGAAAGGAAAGGGAATTTTTATGAAAATTCGTAAAACAAGAACAGAAGATCGTGGGGTATACAGATACCCAATCAGTGTACCAGATGGCAATGGAGGCTATCGTCAAGACAACATTATTATTCGACCAGGTGAAAATGAAATAACCGAGGCCTGGATATCTACACTTCATTCATTGGATGACAGTGAGGTTTATTACAACTGTAAAAATGGACATCCACCTATGTCAGCAGAAGAAAAAGCTGCAAGAAAAGAATGGGAAGAAGAACATCCAGGTGAAAGGTACCCAACTGGATGGAACTTATCATTAGATTATTATGCAGATTCTGATGACGATTCATCGGATAAGCTGAAGTTCTTAGAAGATACAGCATTTTCATTTGGAGATGTTGTATCGCCAGAAGTAGAGCATTTACATGAAATAGTAAATACCATGACTGACCGACAGCAGGAAGTCTACAAGCTTCTCTTTATAGAAGGATGCTCATTAACAGAGACTGCGGAAATCCTTGGCATGAGTGTACCAACTGTTTATAACCATAAAAAGCGCATTTTAGAAATTATCAAAAAGAATTTTTAAATAAATTTCCAAGGGGCTAATAAACCGACTGTTTCCTTTGACTGTGACTTGTAAGGGAGATGACCTTACAGAAAGCGAGGTGGTGTTATGGCATTGAAACACAAAATTATTATTAATGTCACTGATCCAAGCGGAAAGAAAGCCACTGTTTTAAGAGGTGCAGATATGAGATTGCCTTCGAGAATTGTGAAGTTCCTTTTTGGAGATTTCACCCAGGTATATCTTCTTGCACCGGGACAGTCGGTTGCATCCGTGGATGTAAAAGAAGTCAAGGAAGGAGGCAACGTTTCATGAGTAAGATGAGCGAACTGGCAGCAGAAATTGCAGAACTGAAACACTGTGGTGAAATTCTTATTGGTATTTCAGAATCACTGGCAGAGTTGTTTTCTAAATCAGAGGAACATACAGAAAAGCAGCCTGTAAAAAAGGCTGCTGCTAAAAAGGAAGAAAAGCCAAAGGAACCTCCAAAACAGGAGAAAATCTTATCCCTTACGGATGTTCGTGCAGTTCTTGCTGAGAAATCCCGTAACGGTTATACGGCAGAGGTTAAAGCACTTTTAAATAAGCATGGTGCAGATAAGTTGTCTGAGATTGACCCAGCAGAATATTCGGCACTGCTTGCGGATGCGGAGGGGATTGGATGAGCCACAAACACGCATTGCTTTCTGCATCCTCCAGTCACAGGTGGCTGGAGTGCCCACCCTCGGCAAGACTTAGTGAAAGCTATGATGATAAGGGCAGCGAATATGCACAGCAAGGTACGGATGCCCACAGCCTTTGTCAGTACAAATTGGAGAAAGCTTTGGGCATAAAAACCAAAGACCCTACAGACAACCTTACTTATTACGATGCAGAGATGGAACAGTGTGCAGAAGATTATGCAGGCTATGTTCTGGAACTGTTAGAAGAAGTAAAGCAAATTTGTAAAGATCCTATTGTTCTAATTGAACAGCGATTGGATTTTTCAAGATTTGTGGAGAATGGATTTGGTACCGGCGACTGCGTAATTATAGCAGACGGTACACTGTATGTCATTGATTATAAGCATGGCAAAGGTGTTCTTGTATCGGCTATGGAGAACCCACAGATGCAATGCTATGCCATAGGGGCTCTGGAACTTTTTGATGGGATTTATGACATCAATGCTGTAAGTATGACAATCTATCAGCCACGGAAGGAAAATGTCAGTGTGTTCACGATGTCAAAAGAGGACCTATATTCCTGGGCAGAAAACACTCTTGCACCTACAGCAAAACTTGCTTATGCAGGAGAGGGCGAATACAAAGCAGGAGAACACTGTCAGTTTTGTCAGGCAAAGGCGGTCTGCCGTAAACGTGCTGAATACAATCTGGAACTTGCCCGTTATGATTTCGAGATGCCTGCAACACTGGAAACAGATGAGATTGAGGCAATTCTGCCAAAAGTGGATGAACTGATATCCTGGGCGAATGACATCAAGGAATATGCTCTTCAGCAGGCTCTTAGTGGTACCGATTATCACGGATTCAAGGTTGTCGAGGGTCGTTCCAACAGAAAATACACGAATGAATCCGCTGTGGCAGATGCCGTTATTGCAGCAGGTTTTGATCCATATGAACAGAAACTGCTTGGCATCACGGCAATGATATCAGAACTTGGCAAAAAGAAATTTGATGAAATCCTTGGCAACTTTACCTATAAGCCACAAGGTAAACCAACGCTCGTGCCGGAGAGCGACAAGCGTCCGGCTATCAATAATAGCAATGCTGCATTAGCAGCTGAAGATTTTAATGAAAATTAAAGGAGGACAATATTATGTCAAACAAAGTTAACAACCCTATGAAGGTAATCACTGGTCCAGATACTCGTTGGAGTTATGCAAATGTCTGGGAGGCAAAGTCTATCAACGGAGGTACACCAAAATACAGCGTATCTCTTATCATTCCAAAGTCTGATGCCAAAACGGTAGCAAAAATCCAGGCTGCAATTGAGGCCGCATACAAAGAGGGTGAAAGTAAGCTGAAGGGCAATGGTAGAACAGTTCCTGCACTTTCTGTACTTAAGACACCCCTTCGTGACGGGGATAAAGAAAGACCAGATGATGAGGCATATGCTGACTGCTATTTTATCAATGCCAACAGTGCAGCAGCTCCTGGCATTGTGGATGCAGACCGCCAAACTATCATTGACCACTCTGAGGTTTACTCTGGTGTATATGGCCGTGCAAGTATTAACTTCTATGCTTTTAATTCTAACGGCAACAAAGGTATCGCCTGTGGACTGAACAACCTTCAAAAGGTTAAGGATGGTGAACCTCTAGGTGGCAAATCTCGTGCTGAGGATGATTTTGAAACCGAAGCAGAGGACGATTTTCTGTCTTAATAGTATAAAGGGCGAGCGGTAGAGGAATCCTTTACCGCTTTGCTTATTTGAAAGACGGTGATGACAATGGAAATATGGAAGGATATCCCTGGGTACGAAGGAAAATATCAGGCAAGTAATATGGGGCGTATAAAAAGTCTTGAAAGAATAATACATGGACAGAATCAGTTTGGAAGTTATGAATGGCGTTCAAAAGAACAAATTTTATCACCAGGAAAAAACGATAAATTTGGACACCTATCAGTGGTGCTGAATGCTCCACGAAAGTCGTACATGGTCCATAAACTTATTATGGCGGCGTTTGTAGGTGCTCCACCAAGCGGTATTTGTGTTTGCCATAATAACGGAATAGCAAGTGACAACAGACTTTGCAATCTTCGATATGATTCGCAACACGAAAATATACTTGATGTTTATCGACTTGGAAGAGCTTGGAGGAGTCTGACGGTAGATGATGTAGAATCTATTCGTTTTGGATTATGGTGTGGTATATCATGCAAAGAGTTGGGGTTGATGTTTGGTGTAGCACATCAAACAATTAGTAAAATAAAACAAGGGAGGACATTTGTATGGCTAAAATAAATACATTGTCCATCGATATTGAGTCATTTTCAGATATGGATTTAAAGAAGTGCGGAGTTTATAAATATGCTGAGTCTCCTAGTGCAGAATTACTTTTATTTGGATATTCCATAAATGGCGGAGAGGTTAATGTTGTTGACATAGCACAAGGAGAAAAAATTCCAAAAGAAATTTTAGTGGCACTTGCAGACGAAAATGTTATCAAATGGGCTTATAACGCATCATTTGAAAGGGTATTTTTATCAGCTTGGTTGAAAAGAAACTATCCTAACTATTTTGTTAGTTACTCTATTTTGGAGGATTCTGTAATGAATTATATGAATCCATCTTCATGGAGATGCTCTTTGGTATGGGGTGCTTATATGGGATTGCCTTTATCACTAGAAGGTGTAGGTACTGTCCTTGGATTAGAACAACAAAAGATGAAAGAAGGCAAAGAACTTATTCGCTTTTTCTGTGTTCCTTGCAAGCCTACAATGACTAATGGGAAACGAGTGAGAAATTTACCTACAGATGCACTAGATAAATGGGAACTCTTTAAATCTTACAACAAACGAGATGTTGAAGTTGAGCTGGGAATACAGGAAAAACTTATTAAATATCCTGTTCCAGATTTTATATGGGAACAGTATCGTCTAGATCAAGAAATAAATGATAGAGGCATTGCTGTGGATATGGAGATAGCAAGAAATGCAATAGAATTTGATAAACAATCTAAACTAATAATATCCAATGAGATGAAAAAGATAACAGGTCTTGATAATCCAAATAGTGTGATACAGATGAAACAGTGGCTTGAAAATCAAGGGGTTAGTGCTGATAGGTTAGATAAAAAGGCAGTTGCAGAAATGCTTAAAGATGCATCTTATGAATTACGAAAAGTATTAGTTCTTCGTCAACAACTAGCCAAGTCTTCAGTGAAAAAGTATCAAGCGATGGAAAATGTCGTTTGTAATGATAATAGAGCACGAGGTATGTTCTTTTTCTATGGTGGAAACAGAACAGGCCGATGGGCTGGCAGAATGATTCAATTACAAAACCTTCCACAAAACCATATGCCTGATTTGGAACAGGCTCGTGGTCTTGTACGAAACGGAAATTATAAGGCACTGGAACTTTTATATGATGATATTCCAGATACTTTATCACAGCTTATTCGTACTGCCTTTGTGCCAAGACAAGGATATAAGTTTGTGGTAGCAGACTTTTCGGCGATTGAAGCAAGAGTGCTATCCTTTTTAGCAGATGAGTCCTGGCGAAGTGATGTATTTAAGAATAAAGGGGATATTTATTGTGCATCGGCATCAGCTATGTTTGGTGTACCTGTAGAAAAGCACGGAGTGAACAGTAATCTCAGACAAAAAGGTAAAATAGCTGAGTTGGCACTGGGCTACGGCGGTTCGGTAGGTGCATTAACAGCAATGGGTGCACTGGATATGGGACTTAAAGAGGAAGAATTGCAGCCACTTGTGGATGCTTGGAGAAAGGCAAATCCGAATATTGTGCAGTTCTGGTGGGATGTTGACCGTGCTGTTAAAACTGCTATTAAACAGAAAACAACAACAGAGTGCCGTGGCATCTATTTTATTTGTAAAAGCGGAATGCTCTTTATTAAGTTGCCATCCGGCAGAAGACTTGCTTATGTAAAACCTCGCATCGGAGAGAATCAGTTTGGTGGTGAGTCTGTAAATTATGAAGGAGTCGGTGGCACAAAGAAATGGGAACGCATCGAAAGTTACGGTCCCAAGTTTGTAGAAAATATCGTGCAGGCAATCAGTCGAGATATTCTTATGTTTGCAATGCAAACACTGAGTCATTGCTTTATCTGTGGTCATGTTCATGATGAACTAATTATTGAATGCAGCATGGGAGTTTCTGTTGATACCATATGTGAACAGATGGGAAGAACACCACCTTGGATCAAAGGGTTGTTACTTCGTGCTGATGGATATCAAACCATGTTCTATAAAAAAGATTAAATATTTTTTTAAGGGGGCTAAAATATAGCCTTCTTTTTTTGACTGTGACTTGAGGGACAAAGGTTCTTCAAAAAATCTTATAACAGGAGGTAATTCTTATGAATGAATTACAAGTTTTCCAAAGTACAGAGTTTGGCTCTGTAAGAGCAGTCACAGTCAATGGTGTTCCCTATTTTGTAGGAAAAGATGTAGCCGATATTCTTGGCTATGAAAGACCCGCAAAGGCAATTCTCGATCATGTAGATGAAGATGATAAAGATGAAGTCCCAATTCAGGACTCCATCGGAAGAATGCAAAACACACCTGTCATTAATGAAAGTGGTCTTTATAGTCTGATCCTTTCAAGCAGGATGCCAAATGCGAAAAAGTTCAAGCGTTGGGTAACCAGTGAGGTTCTCCCTGCTATTCGCAAACATGGTATTTATGCAGTTGATGAGTTACTTAATGACCCAGATATGTTGATTGCAGCACTTACGAAACTAAAATCAGAGCGTGATAGAAATAAGGCTCTTACAGAAACAGTTGCAGTACAAAATCAGCAGATTGTGGAGATGAAACCCAAAGCATCTTATTATGATGTGGTACTTAATTGTAAAGACCTAGTTGCCATTTCTGTTATTGCAAAAGATTACGGTTGGAGTGCCAACCGTATGAACAGATATCTTCATGATAAGGGTGTTCAGTTTAAGCAGGGTGCTATCTGGCTTTTGTATCAGAAATATGCAGAAAAAGGATATACAAGCACAAAAACTCATAGCTATCCTGGCAATGACGGCAGTATTCATACAAAGGTTCATACTTATTGGACGCAAAAAGGCAGACTTTTTATCTACAGTCTTATGAAGGAAGAGGGATATTTTCCTTTAATTGAACAGGAGGATGAATATGGGAATTGATAAATTTAATAGTGAGGGATATTTTGACCCGACTACCTATGAAGCATTAACTAAAGTTGAAAATGAAGAGAGAGCAGCCCGCAAGGCTGCCTCTTTCCGCCCTTTGGTGTATATCTGTTCTCCCTATTCAGGCGATGTGGAGAGAAACGTATATCTAGCAAAAGTATACAGCCGGTTTGCAGTTGTAAAAAATGCAATACCGATTGCACCACATCTTCTTTTCCCACAGTTTATGGACGAAAGCACGGAAAGAGGTCTTGCTATGTTTATGGATATAGTACTACTTGGAAAGTGCAGTGAAGTATGGATATTTGGAAACACCATATCGGAAGGGATGTCAGCCGAGATTGCAAAGGCTCAGAAACAAAGAAAAGTAATCCGTTACTTTACGGAAGATTTGGAGGAGAAAGCATAATGATGGAATTAACCTTATTTACGGCAGACTGTGTGGGGAGTCTGTCTAATTGTGTTTATCCTCACAAAGCTGTAATTACAGATGAAGAATCGTTAAAACAGGCGGTAATACATGATCATGTAACAGCTGAGTATAAGAACAGCTATCGCAGTAATGTAAATTTTATAAAAGCTGATAATGTTCCACTTGATTGTGATAATGATCATTCAGATAACCCAGACGAATGGGTCACTCCATTTGAAGTTGCTATGGTATTTCAAGATGTTTCTTTTGCAGTTGTTTACAGCCGAAACCATATGAAAATAAAAGAAAATAAATCTGCCCGTCCAAGATTTCATGTTTACTTTATAACACCAGTGATTACAGATCCAGAGGAATATGCTGCACTGAAAAAACAAATTGCTGCCGCTTTCCCCTATTTTGATAACAATGCATTGGATAGTGCCAGATTGCTTTTTGGCACTGCGGATGCAGAGGCAGAAATTTATAGCGGCAGTAAAAATATTGTGGAGTATCTTGATGAAGTCGCATTTGAAGATTGGGAACAAAGTAAAGAGGAAATCCCACATGGGCAGCGTAATAGCACCATGTCACATTGTGCAGGAAAAATCATCAAACGCTATGGAAGTACAGAAAAAGCCTATCAGCTGTTTTTGAAACAGGCAGAGAATTGCAATCCTCCTCTTGAGGATGCTGAACTCAAAACTATATGGAATAGTGCTGTTAAATTTGGAAGAAAAGTTGAAAAGCAAGAGGGTTATATTTCTCCAAAAGAATATAACGAGATGTATAGCTTGAAGCCTGATGATTATTCTGATATTGGGCAAGCCAAGGTACTAGCGCGTGAATATGCTGAAAAACTTGTGTTTACAGATTCTACTGACTATATGAATTACACTGGAATGCAATGGGTGGAATCTAAGCAACTGGCAGTAGGTGCTTGTGAAGAGTTTCTTGATTTACAACTAAGGGAAGCAAATGCAGCATTAGAGAAATCAAAGAAAGCTTTACTAGATGCAGGAGTAAATAAAGATTTGGTTTTAGTTGGTGGCAAAGCACTGGAAAAGGTAATTGATTCTAACAGTGAAAAAGCCTTTAAAGATTATTTAATGGCTATTACGTATCGTACTTTCGTTATGAAACGCAGGGATATGAAATATGTAACTTATGCTTTGCAGGCAGCGAAACCTATGTTACTTAAAAGCATAACCGATTTCGACAGTAATGAGTTTTTATTAAACACTCCAAGTGGTACGTATGATTTGCAAAATGAAGAAGTAAAAGAACATAGTGCAAATGATTTTATAACAAAAATTACAACTGTATCTCCGAGTGATGAAAATATTGAGTTGTGGCTTGATGCCGTAGGTAACTTCTTTTGTCACGATAAAGAATTGATTGAATATGTTCAACAAACAGTTGGACTTTCAGCTATTGGAAAGGTTTATCAAGAGGCACTTGTGATTGCTTATGGTGAAGGAAGTAACGGTAAATCTACCTTTTGGAATACCATAGCAAGAGTGCTTGGAACGTATAGTGGCACAATATCTGCCGATGCCCTCACAGTGGGCTGTAAGCGAAATGTCAAGCCTGAGATGGCAGAACTAAAGGGAAAAAGATTGGTTATTGCCGCAGAACTAGAAGAAGGAATGAGACTTAATACTTCTATGGTAAAACAACTTTGTTCTACAGATGAGGTTTCAGCAGAAAAGAAATATAAAGATCCATTTGATTACACTCCTACGCATACCTTGGTACTATACACAAATCATCTACCAAGAGTTGGTGCAAATGATGATGGTACATGGAGAAGGCTTGTTGTAATACCTTTTAATGCAAAAATAGAGGGCAAATCAGATATAAAAAACTATTCGGATTATTTGGTGGAAAAAGCTGGAGGTGCGATTCTAACGTGGATAATTGATGGTGCAAAAAAAGCTGTAAAAAATAATTTCAAACTAACAGAACCGCCTGTGGTAACGGCGGCAGTAAAACACTATCGTAGTAATAATGATTGGTTATCCATCTTTATTGAAGATTGCTGTGAACTTGACTCTTCTTATAATCAAAAATCTGGAGAATTCTATCAAGAGTATCGTGCATATTGTGCAAGGAATGGTGAGTATACCAGAAGTACCACTGATTTTTATGCTGGACTTGAGATTGCAGGTTTTGAGCGAAGAACCATCAAACATTGTAGACATGTGCTTGGAATACGCTTAAAATCAGAGTTTTTGGCAGATTAGTTGGTTAAAAGGAGAGGTCGGAGAGGTCTTTATATAAAACCCCTTTAGGGCGAATTTTTAGAAAAAATAACCTTATATAAAGTTTAAGAGATAACCTCTCCGACCTCTCCTCATATTGAAAATTTGGAGGATGAAACAATGACATTTTACAATTTTATGATGAGAAACTATTTAAATGGCAATGGCATAAAATCAGACTTAGCATATGACATGCATTTAGATAAAAGTAATTTTCCTAAAAACAGCAAAGGTAAATATATCGGTTGGTATAAATTGGTTTGTGAATATTTAATGGATAGAGGTGCTTGCCATGATGCCATATTGGCTTTTGAGGAGTGCTGGAAGGAGTATCTGGAATGCGAGAAAAAGTAATAGAACAAAAACTTGTGGCAGCAGTAAAGAAAAATGGTGGTATCTGTCCGAAGTTCACATCTCCAGGCTTTGATGGAATGCCGGATAGATTGGTATTAATGCCTGGTGGTAGGTTTGCTTTTGTAGAGGTTAAGGCTTCGGGGCAGAAACCAAGACCACTGCAGGCAGCAAGGCATAAATTATTACATTGTTTAGGATTTAGAGTATACATCTTGGATGATGAAAGCAAGATTGGAGGAATGCTTGATGAAATACGAGCCACATAGTTATCAGCAGTTTGCCATTTCATATATTGAGGAACATCCCGTAGCAGCAGTCCTACTTGATATGGGTTTAGGAAAAACGAGCATTACGCTGACTGCCATAAATGATCTGTTATTTGACAGTTTTGATATTCATAAAGTCCTAGTGGTTGCACCCCTTCGTGTGGCAAGAAATACATGGTCTGATGAAATCAGCAAATGGGAACATCTGAGTGACCTGCGTTATGCCATAGTGGTTGGCACAGAATCCGAAAGAGTGGCAGCACTGAAATACAAAGCAGATATTTATATCATCAACCGTGAAAATGTGCAGTGGCTGATTGAGACAAGTGGTGTTCTTTTCGATTTTGATATGGTGATTGTAGATGAGTTGTCATCTTTCAAGAACCACCAGGCAAAACGATTCAGAGCCTTAATGAAAGTAAGACCAAAGGTTAGAAGAATGGTAGGTCTTACAGGCACACCATCCAGTAACGGACTTATGGATTTATTTGCAGAATTTAAGTTGCTGGATATGGGAGAACGGCTTGGAAGATTTATTGGTCAGTACAGAACGGCATATTTCAAGCCGGATAAAATGAATGGTCAGATTGTTTTTTCCTATAAGCCACTGCCTGGAGCAGAACAGCATATTTACAACAAAATATCGGATATCACGATTTCCATGAAGTCTACTGATCATATAAAGATGCCAGAACTTGTTAATTCCAGATATGTGGTGCATTTATCAGAAAAAGAACAGGAACGATATGAAGAACTGAAAAAGGACCTGGTGCTGCAGTTACCAGATGGAGAAATTACAGCAGCCAATGCCGCATCACTTTCCACCAAGCTGTGTCAGATGGCAAATGGAGCAGTATATTCCGATGATGAGAATATCCTAAAAATTCATGATAAGAAACTGGATGCCCTTGAAGATATTGTTGAGGCAGCAAATGGAAAGCCGATATTGGTGGCTTATTGGTTCAAACATGATCTTCAGCGAATCACCGAAAGGCTGTATCAGCTGAAAATACCGTTTGCCAAACTGGATACCGATGCAAGTATCCGAAAGTGGAATGCAGGAGAACTTCCTGTGGCACTAATACATCCGGCATCTGCCGGACACGGACTTAACCTTCAGAGTGGTGGTTCAACCCTTGTGTGGTTTGGACTTACCTGGAGCCTGGAACTGTATCAGCAGACGGTGGCAAGATTATGGAGGCAGGGTCAGACAGCAGGTATCGTGGTAGTACAACATATTATTGCCAAAGGCACAATCGATGAACGAGTGATGAGGGCATTATCCTTAAAGGATAGTACCCAGTCCGCATTGATTGATGCTGTTAAGGCAGAAATCTTAGTAAAATAAAATGGAAAATCTATGACAACCTAAGACAATCCAAGCCAATCCGAGTGCAAATAAAATTTCGGAGGTAAGGATATGAACATTATCTGGCAGTATTTAGACAAACGCAGTGCAGCTGTAAATGCACTGAAGGATTACAGCAGTATGGAATATATTATCAGTCATACGGATGAGGAAATCAAAAATGCCCATGATAAGATGAGCGGTATCCGAAGTCCCCAGTTTGATGGGATGCCAAGAGTCCATAATCCCCAGGCGGGAGAGGAACGTATTTTAAATGGCATAGAAGAAATAGATATTCTGAAAGAACGTTATAGGCAGGCGGTGGAGTATATGGAATGGTTTAAGCCTGCATGGGAACAGCTGACCGATGATGAGCATTATGTGCTTGAAACATTTTATAGGGATGAGGATAGTCAGACAGGTGCGGTATATGACATATGCGACCATTTTCACATTGAGCGTTCCTCTGCGTACAACAAGAAGAACCGTGCGGTGCAGCACCTGGCTGTTTTGCTATTTGGAAAGTGATGAGTAATATCGTGGACGCATTTACCGAACCACGGTGTTATACTGATAGCATGAAAAACTGCATAGAGAACAGCGAGCCTTGTGGGAGGAATCCTGCAGGGCTTTCTTTATGCCTGAATGGAGGTGAACAGATGCCAAAAAAGCCAAAGCGACCATGTTCCTTCCCTGGCTGTCCTAATCTTACAGATGGAAGGTACTGCAAGGAGCATGAGAAACAGGAGAACAAACGCTACGAGAAGTACGACAGAGACCCTGCTGTACGCCGTAGATACGGTAGAGCATGGAAGAGAATCCGTGACAGTTATATTTCACAGCACCCGTTGTGCGAGGAGTGCGAGAGGAACGGAAGGTTGACGAGAGCAGAAGAGGTTCATCATAAGAAACCTTTGTCGGAAGGTGGAACGCATGACAAAAACAATTTGATTGCACTTTGCAAAGAGTGTCATGCAAGAATCCATGCAGAGAGTGGTGACAGATGGCATAACTCTTAAGCTGGTAGGGGGAGTCAAATCTCTACAGCTTTTTAATTGGACAACGGGCGTGGGGTCACACGCACAAAAACCACGGTTCAAACAGGGGATTAAACCCTGCAAACTCAGAAGGGGGTGAAAATAGTGGCGAAAGATGGAACAAATAGAGGCGGAAGACGAGTTCGCGCAGGCGATAAGCCACTACCTCTTTCAGATAAAATTACAAAAGGCAAGGCAGCAAAAGTATTGGATGTCCCTGACCTACAGCCTGAAACAGCACTTAAAATTGATGAGCCAGAAGAAGTAGCGGATTTGTATGGCGAGGATATGCCAGCACCAAGTGACTACCTTAGTGCAAGGCAAAGGGATGGTAAGCCGTTAGGAGCAGATTTATTATTCACCGAAACATGGAAATGGCTGAAAGAACGTGGGTGTGAGAAGTTCGTCAATCCTAGATTGATTGAGGCCTATGCTCAGGCATTTACTAGATACATCCAGTGTGAAGAGGCTATCAGTACTTACGGACTCTTGGGGAAACATCCAACAACGGGTGGTGCTATAACAAGCCCATTTGTACAGATGAGCCAGTCGTTTCAAAAGCAGGCAAATCTCATCTGGTATGAGATTTTTGATATTGTAAAGCAAAATTGCACCACATCATTTATTGGAAATCCTCAAGACGATATTATGGAGGCCCTTTTATCAGGCAGAAAAGGTAGGTAGTATATGACTCTTACTATATTTTTAGAACATTTGAAAATGCAAAGAGAAAGATTAACCATGCAACAGTATAAAACAATACGTGGGCAAGCAATAGCTGGCGATATTGTTGGAGCAAATAAAGGCCTTATAAAATTACTAAGCAGGAGGTGATTAATTTGGACAAAGAAAATAAGTTTACACAGGAAATGCAGCAAGTGGAGATATCAAAGCTAGTACCATATGCTAATAATTCAAGAACTCACAGCAAAGACCAAATAAAAAAGCTACAATCAAGTCTTAGGGAGTTCGGTTTTGTAAATCCTATTTTGATTGATAGAAAATATAACATCATTGCAGGACACGGCAGAGTATTAGCTGCAAAAGAAGATGGCCTAGAAACAGTTCCTTGTGTATTTGTAGACCATTTAACCGAGGCACAAAAGAAAGCTTACATTATTGCAGATAACAGGCTTGCTGAAGATGCAGGATGGGATAAAGATTTGTTATCCATAGAACTGGAAAGCTTGAAGGAACTTGAGTTTGATATTGACCTTTTAGGATTTGATGCAGCTGAATTAAATACACTTTTAAACTCCGCTGAAGATGTAAAAGAAGATGATTTTGATGTGGAAGAAGAACTGAAAAATCCTCCACTTTCAAAGCAAGGTGATTTGTGGATTTTAGGAAGACACCGTCTTATATGTGGGGACAGCACCAAATCAGAAACCTATGTAAAATTGATGGAGGGTAAAAAGGCAAATTTAATCGTAACCGATCCTCCATATAATGTGAAATACGAAGGCACTGCAGGAAAGATACAAAATGATAATCTTTCGTCAGATGCTTTTTTTAATTTCCTTTTTGATAGTTTTAGCAATATGGAAAAGGTACTTGCAGCTGATGGGTCTATCTATGTTTTCCATGCTGATACAGAAGGGCTTAACTTTAGAAAAGCTTTTGCCGATAGCGGGTTTTATTTAAGTGGTACTTGTATATGGAAAAAACAAAGTCTTGTTCTAGGAAGAAGTCCATATCAATGGCAGCATGAACCGATTCTTTTTGGATGGAAGAAAACGGGAAAACATCAATGGTACTCAGATCGCAAGCAAACGACTATCTGGGAATTTAATAGACCAAGTAAAAATGCAGACCATCCAACTATGAAACCAGTAGCACTTATAGCTTATCCAATAGGAAATTCAAGTTTAACAAACTCAATAGTTCTTGATCCATTTGGTGGATCTGGTAGCACATTGATTGCTTGTGAGCAAACAGATAGAATTTGCTACACCGTTGAGTTGGATGAGAAGTTCTGTGATGTTATTGTAAAAAGGTATATAGAACAGATTTCTGGTGATGAGGGTGTGTTTTTAATAAGGGATGACAAGCAAGTGCCTTACAGTGAGGTGGCTAAAGATGAGTAATCTTACTCTTGGTTCTCTGTTTGATGGTAGTGGTGGTTTTCCTTTAGGTGGCTTAATTTCTGGTATTACCCCTTTATGGGCATCGGAAATTGAGCCTTTTCCTATTCGAGTTACAACAAAGAGAATGCCGTGGGTAAAGCACTTAGGAGATATCAGCACTATTAACGGTGCTGATATAGAACCAGTCGATATTATTACATTTGGCTCACCTTGCACTGATATGTCGGTAGCTGGGAAAAGAGCAGGACTTGACGGAAAACAATCCGTCCTTTTTTATGAGGCAATACGAATTATAAAAGAAATGAGGTGTGCTACTAATGGCAAATATCCAAGATTTATCACATGGGAGAATGTGCCGGGAGCATTCTCATCAAACAAAGGAAATGACTTCAAAGCCGTCCTTGAAAGTATCGCAGGAGTTAAGGATGAAACCATATCTATTCCTATGCCTAACAAATGGCTTAACGCAGGAGAAATCGTGGAAGCAGATTACTCCATCGCATGGAGAACTTTTGATGCGCAATACTGGGGAGTACCCCAACGTAGAAAACGTATCTACCTTGTCGCAGATTTTGCAGATAGGTGTGCCGGAAAAATATTATTTGAGTCCGAAGGCTTGTCAGGGTATTCTCCGCAGAGCTTCTGCTCGTGGCAAGGAACTACCCAAAGTGCTGAAGTTGGCTTTGGAGAGGCAAGCACTCTTGTTTTAAATGACCAAGGTGGTCAGCGCATGGATGTACTTGATGATAAGACATCAACACTTAGAGCAAAAGCGAACCACCCGCCTTGTGTTATGTTTGAAAATCATAGCCAGGATACCCGCTACACTGGACCTTTAGATGTTGCTCCAACCGTTTCTGCAACTTATGGAACTGGTGGAAACAATCAGCCTTTTGTAACTACCGCAGGGTTTTGCACAGAGCATTCATCTAAAAGCCGTGGTATTGGTTATGAGGAGGAAGTTTCGCCGACTTTAAGAGCAGGAACAGTTCCAGCGACTATGGCATTAAACGATACTCCAAAAACCCTTAAAATCCGTAGTGGCTGCGAGGGTGGAGGAAAAGGTGCATTAATACAGGATAATAAATCTGCAACGTTATCTTGTAATAACGATCAGACACTGTTCGAGCCGAAGGCATATGGAATATGTTCTGATGGCAGTAACTCCATGAAATCAAACAATCCTCACAGTGGTATTTATGAGGCTGATACTTCAAGAACGATTGATGGAAACGGAGGCAATCCATCGTGCAATCAAGGTGGGATTGCTGTTGTAGAAAGTTTCTCTCTGCAAGGTTCTATGATTGGTCGTAAAGTTGAAAACGGCCCTAACGGTGATGGTATTAATAAAGAGGTATCTTTCACCCTTAATACCACTGATAGACACGCAGTTTACGCAATGACAACAGGTGAATTTATGCAGGTTAACATAGAAAAAGCACCGACTTTGGCAGCAAGAGATTATAAAGACCCCAATGTCGTATCACAGCCTTGCTATTCCATTGATAGAGAAACCTTTAACTGTGGGAAGAATTTTGCAAGAAATCTTGGAATTAAAGAGGATGGAGTTGCAGCAACTTTAAACGCACAGGGACCATCGGCAGTTGCCTGGAATGGGGAAAATGTATCTCCAACACTTACAGTAAATAATGCAGGTGGTAATCAGAGAATGCCAGATAAGGGCAACTTCACATCAGTGGTTGAACCCAACTATACGGTTCGCAGACTTACTCCTATGGAATGCGGAAGGCTTCAAGGCTTTCCAGATTTTTGGTGTGAGAACCTTGGCACAGAGAATCCTACTAAAGAAGATATTGCTTTTTGGACAGATGTCTTTGAAACACATCGAAAGATTATAGGCGAGTCTGAAAAACCAAAGACAGAAAAGCAGATTATAAAGTGGCTGCAAGACCCTCATTCTGATTCTGCAGAGTATAAGATGTGGGGAAATGGTGTGGCTCTCCCCTGTGTCTGTTTCGTAATGACAGGCATTGTGTTATTTACACAAGAAACTGCAGATTAATCGGGTCATTATTTTCTACAGAAAACCTCTAAATGACTTGATAATTACATCGTTTAGAGTGATATATGTAGTACCGAAAAAAGAAAGGCGGTACAAAATATGCAAATTAATTATTCTGTAACAGCAGATAAACGAAAATCACTGGTAGGTGCAATTAGTCAGGAGTTAAATGCTCCAAGCAAATATCTCGGTGCCCCTACCTTTGCTTATGAAGTGGGTGGATACCATATCGACAAAAATGGTGTGGTCACAGGTGAGGATAATTATGATTTAGTAGCAGACTTACAGGGTTTACACGACTTTAAGGCAGTGAGTGAGGAATATGATATGCCTCTTCCAAAAGCAGAGCCTACTCCCGAGCGAGATGAAACAATGGAACTTGATAATTTGACCATAGAAATACCAAGGTCAACTTTTACTGATTCAGCATTTGAAAACCTTAAGCGATTGGTTGAAAGCAAGTCCAGCCTTATAAAAAAAGCAATTGGTACGGATTCCATTCCTATCATTGCAGATGAAGAAACAATCAGCTTTCCTTGGTTTCATGGCGAACAGGACAGCGATACAGTAAAAGCATATACCCATTTCGTTACAGCACTTTGTGAAATAGCAAAAAATCAAAAACGCATTAACAATATAGAAAAAGAAATTGAAAATGAAAAATATGCATTTCGCTGTTTCCTTTTAAGGCTTGGGTTTATTGGTGCAGAGTTCAAGGCTGAAAGAAAAATTTTGTTGAAGAACCTTTCTGGTTCATCAGCTTTTAAAGGGGGTGCAAAGAATGCAGTTTCCAAATAAAAACATAGTTGAAATGTTACGAAAGCAATATCCTGTAGGCACAAGAGTAGAACTGGTGAGAATGGAAGATTGTCAAGCACCACCAATAGGAACACTTGGAACAGTCAAAGGTGTTGATGATACAGGCAGTATTCTGGTGAGTTGGGACAATGGAAGTTCATTAAATGTAGTCTATGGTGAGGATTTGTGCCGAAAAATAGATGTGTAGAATACACGATATCTGCCACGGTATAGCTTTTAAATTTGTGTGGTTTATGCCTCAAATATGACTTGCTATATATCCCTTTTAGAGTGATATATGTAATACCGAAAGGTTAACACACACATTTGAAAGGGGCAAACATACCATGCTTATAACAAAATTTGGAATTGAAATTGAATTCACAGGGATCACTAGAGCAAAAGCCGCAGAGGTTACAGCAGCGTTTCTAAACGGAACAATCGAACGCACCCACGATTATTACGATACCTACAAAATCCACACATCAGAAGGACGCACTTGGAAGCTGATGAGTGACGGCTCGATTAACTGTCAACACAAGGTGAGCGGCAGAACCGTATCAGCAAGCAGGGACTACAGTGTAGAACTGGTCAGCCCCATACTTACTTACCGAGAGGACATTGAAACTTTACAAGAACTTGTTAGGATACTTCGCCGTGCTGGTGGGTTTGCCAACAACTCCTGCGGGATTCACATTCACCTAAATGGTGCTGACCATACACCGAGGAGCATTCGAAACTTCATCAACATCGTTGCAAGTAAGAATGACCTTTTTTATAAGGCTTTGCAGATTGCTCCAGAGCGTATGAACTACTGCAAAAAGATGGATAGCTTTTTGGTAGAAAAAGTAAATCGCCACAAACCAAAGACCATGGAGGCTATTGAAAAATTCTGGTATGAAGGCTACAGCGAAAGTACCCGTCAACATTACCATAAAAGTCGCTACCATTTCCTTAACCTGCATAGCTTTTTTACGGGTAACCATACGATTGAACTACGAGGTTTTAACAGTGAACTCCACGCAGGTAAGGTTAGAAGCTATATTATGCTTGCCCTAGCACTTAACAACCAAGCCTTGACACAAAAGTGTGCGAGCAGTAAAAAGCCACAAACCGACAACGAGAAATTTGCAATGCGAACTTACCTCAACCGCATAGGCTTTATCGGCGAGGAATATGCAAACTGCAGAGAGCACTTGACCGCACACCTTGATGGTTCAGCGGCTTGGCGATTTCGGGCAGCCTGAACGGTTACCCCATAACAAGGAGGATAAAATACAATGAATAAAGCACTTTATCTAGCTTACGGCTCCAACTTAAATCTTGAGCAAATGGCGCACCGGTGTCCCACAGCAAAGCCTGTCGGGGCGACCATACTAAGGGACTACCGATTATTGTTTTACGGCGGGAACGGCGGTGCTGTGGCAACTGTGGAGCCTTGTAAGGGTAAGACCGTGCCATGTCTGATGTGGGAGATTACATCAGATGATGAAGCAGCACTTGACCGCTACGAGGGATTCCCGTTCCTTTACCGAAAGGAAATAGTCAAAGTCAAACTTGGCAAAAAGGAAGTGGAAGCTATGGTGTACCTCATGAACGAAGGTAGACCACTCGGTACTCCAAGCTGTCATTATTACAGCATCATCTTGGAAGGATATAATAAAGCAGGCTTTGATATCGCTATTCTAAAACAGGCTGTTGAAGATTCTATGGAGGATAATGATGGACAATAAAATCAAAGAACACATTCTAAAGATTCGTGATACAGGACTTACCAATATGTTTGATTTATTAATGGTGCAACGAATCGCCCATGATATGGAACTCTTTGAACTGGTTGTTTATCTTGAAGACCACCGTGATGAGTATGTGCATTTTATTCTTTATGGTGAAGAATAACAAATAATATTATATCGCAAAGGGCAGCTCCTTAGAGGGGCTGTTCTTCGTACACATACATTTTAAGTCGCTATCACAAGCGGCTATTTTTATTGCAGAAAGGGTGGTGACGGCAATGCGGAAACTGAAAAAATATAAGTCTACCAAGTTTAAGGCAAAGGACTCTATTTACAAAGCGGAGGCTGCAGATTATGCCGTCAATTTTATTGAGTGCTTATGTCATACCAAAGGTACATGGGCAGGTAAATCTTTTGAACTGATTGATTGGCAGGAACAGATTGTCCGCGACATATTCGGTACATTAAAGCCAAACGGCTATCGCCAGTTCAATACTGCATATATAGAAATTCCTAAAAAGCAAGGTAAATCAGAACTAGCCGCCGCAGTAGCATTACTTTTATGTTGTGGAGATTTTGAAGAACGAGCCGAAGTTTATGGTTGTGCAGCTGACCGCCAACAGGCATCTATCGTATTTGAGGTAGCTGCTGATATGGTGCGTATGTGTCCTGCACTCGGTAAACGGGTGAAAATACTAGCTTCCCAAAAGAGAATTATTTATATCCCTACTAATAGTTTTTATCAAGTATTATCGGCAGAGGCTTATTCCAAGCACGGCTTTAATATTCACGGTGTGGTGTTTGATGAACTTCATACGCAGCCAAATAGAAAGCTGTTTGATGTTATGACCAAGGGTTCAGGAGATGCCAGAATGCAGCCGTTATATTTTCTTATTACAACTGCAGGAACGGATACACAGAGCATCTGTTATGAAACTCATCAAAAGGCAAAGGACATTTTAGAAGGCAGAAAAAATGACCCTACCTTCTACCCTGTTATTTACGGAGCAGAAGAGAGTGATGATTGGACAGATCCTAAGGTGTGGAAGAAGGCAAACCCGTCACTTGGCATTACGGTTGGGATTGATAAAGTAAAAGTGGCCTGTGAGTCGGCAAAGCAAAACCCTGCCGAAGAGAATTCATTTAGGCAGCTCCGTTTAAATCAATGGGTAAAACAAGCTATTCGTTGGATGCCAATGGATAGATGGGATGCTTGTTCTTTTAAAGTATCTGAAGAAGATTTAGAAGGGCGTATTTGCTATGGTGGACTTGACCTTTCCAGTACAACGGATATTACAGCCTTTGTGCTAGTATTCCCACCAGTAGATGAGGATGATAAATTCTGTGTCCTGCCTTATTTTTGGATACCAGAAGAAACCATAGACCTTCGTGTAAAGCGTGACCATGTTCCTTATGATGTGTGGGAAAAGCAAGACTTTCTGCAAACTACAGAAGGAAATGTAGTTCATTATGGCTTTATTGAAAAATTCATTGAAAAGCTTGGCGAAAAGTATAATATACGTGAAATTGCCTTTGACCGCTGGGGTGCTGTTCAGATGGTTCAAAACCTTGAAGGTATGGGATTTACTGTAGTTCCTTTTGGACAGGGATTTAAGGATATGAGTCCGCCAACAAAGGAACTTATGAAACTGACACTGGAGCAGAAACTTGCTCACGGAGGTCACCCGGTTCTTAGATGGATGATGGATAACATCTTCATTAGAACGGACCCTGCCGGTAACATCAAAGCGGATAAAGAGAAATCTACTGAAAAAATAGATGGAGCAGTAGCAACGATAATGGCTCTTGATAGGGCAATCCGTTGTGGAAATGACGGAGGTGCTTCTGTATATGATGATAGGGGCATTTTGATCATATAAAATTATGAATTTTCTGCAAATGACTCTGTATTATACTTGCAAGATTTTATATCTTTTGGTACTATATACTTATGAACAGAACTCTGAACACAAGTCTATAGAAAGGAGATTTAATATGAGTTACAGAGTACAATTTACAGTAAGTGACACAGAAAAGAAACAACTGATTGCTGAGGCTACATCTGAAGGTTATCCCAATATTGCTGAGTTATGTAAGGTGAGAGCATTACAAGGGAAAAGCACATACGCAGATCTTTATAAAAAGATGGTTAAGAAAATAGATTCTCTGCCAGCAGGCCGGAAATTCTTCCTAAGAGATTTAATCGATACCCCACCCTCGCTACTAGGAAGATGGTTGTTTGACAATGTAGCAAATGGAAACATTAAAAATGTTCAGCATCTTGGAAATAATGGTTCCGATGCAGAAGAATACGAAAAAATTTAATTATCGTTTTGAGAAAGGCATCTCTACGGAGGTGCTTTTCTTATACCTATTTTTAAGAGAGGATGTGATACCTATGGGAATATTAAATGGTTTATTTAAGTCTAGGGATAAACCTCAAAACAGTATCGGAAGTGGATGGTCATTCCTATTCGGCAGTACAACCAGTGGTAAAACCGTCAATGAACGTACAGCAATGCAAACCACAGCCGTGTATGCCTGCGTAAGGATACTGGCTGAAGCTATAGCAGGACTGCCGTTGCACGTTTATCGATACCGTATGGATGGTGGCAAGGAACGTATCCCACAGCATCCTTTGTATTATCTTCTTCATAATGAACCAAACCCTGAGATGACTTCATTTGTGTTTCGAGAAACGCTGATGAGTCATCTTTTATTATGGGGTAATGCTTATGCACAGGTAGTTCGGAATGGTCGTGGGCAGGCAGTGGCTCTCTATCCTTTGCTTCCAAGCAAGATGGAGGTTAGTCGAGCCGCTAACGGTGAACTGATCTATACCTACTACCGTGATTATGATGAAAACGGATTAAACCCTAAAGGCGGATATATCACACTCCGTAAAGATGACGTTCTTCATATCCCCGGCTTAGGTTTTGATGGACTGATTGGTTACAGCCCTATAGCTATGGCTAAAAATGCAATTGGTATGTCCCTTGCCACGGAAGAATATGGTGCGGCTTTCTTTGCTAACGGTGCTAATCCAGGCGGAGTGCTTGAACATCCGGGTGTAATCAAGGATATTCAGAGAGTTAAGGATAGCTGGAACAGTGCCTACCAAGGCAGTGCTAATGCACACCGTGTGGCAGTTTTAGAGGAAGGCATGAAGTTTCAAGCAATTGGTATTCCACCAGAACAGGCACAGTTTTTGGAAACTCGGAAATTTCAGATTAACGAGATTGCTAGGATATTTCGTGTACCGCCTCACATGGTGGGAGATTTGGAAAAATCATCGTTCAGCAATATTGAACAGCAGTCACTGGAATTTGTAAAATACACCCTTGATCCTTGGGTAGTGCGCTGGGAACAAAGTCTTCAGCAGTCACTTATTTTACCTTCTGAGAAATCATCTTTGTTCATAAAGTTCAATTTAGATGGTCTGCTTCGAGGGGATTACCAGAGCCGTATGAATGGCTATGCTGTCGGTCGGCAAAACGGCTGGATGTCAGCAAACGATATCCGCGAACTTGAGGACATGAACCGCATCCCTGCCGAGGAAGGCGGAGATTTGTATTTAGTCAACGGCAATATGACAAAACTGGCTGACGCAGGAGCGTTTGCCACAAATCAAGTAAAGGAGGCTAATGGACAATGAGAAAATTTTGGAACTGGGTACGTGATTCTGATGAGGAACGCACCCTCTATTTAAACGGAGTAATATCCGACGAAACTTGGTGGGGTGACGAGGTTACTCCTAAACTATTTAAAGATGAACTTACGGCAGGCTCCGGCAATATCACGGTGTGGATTAACTCACCTGGCGGCGATGTATTTGCAGCAGCACAGATTTACAATATGCTGATGGATTATACAGGCAACGTCACTGTGAAAATTGACGGATTAGCAGCAAGTGCAGCATCGGTAATTGCAATGGCAGGTGGAGATGTATATATGTCACCTGTGTCCATGCTGATGATCCATAACCCTTCCACCGTTGCTATCGGTGACAGTGAAGAAATGCTGAGAGCAAAGGCACTGCTTGATGAAGTTAAAGAAAGTATCATCAATGCCTATGAATTAAAATCCGGGATGTCGAGAACAAAGCTTTCTCATCTCATGGATGCAGAAACATGGATGAATGCTAACAAAGCAATTGAAATGGGATTTGCAGACAAAATCATGTTTACAGAAGGAGAAAAGACTAGCACTGACAGCCTTATCTTCTCTCGCATGGCGGTAACCAACTCCCTTATCAGCAAGCTGCCGAAACAAACAAAACCGAAGACAGGTACCCCAATCGAGTCGCTTGATAAGCGGCTTTCTTTAATTAACCACTAATTTGAAGGAGGAAATCATTATGAGTAAAATTTTAGAACTGCGCGAGAAACGTGCAAAAGCATGGGATGCAGCTAAGGCATTTCTTGATACCAAACGTGGCGGTGACGGACTTCTATCCGCTGAGGACACAGCCACTTATGACAAGATGGAGGCTGATGTTGTAGCTCTAGGCAAAGAAATTGAGCGTCTGGAACGTCAGGCATCAATTGACTTGGAACTCTCCAAAGCCACCAGTAACCCTATTACCAACGCACCATCAAAAGGCACTGAAGAAAAAACCGGCCGTGCATCTGCCGAGTATAAAAAGGCATTCTGGAATGCTATGCGTACCCGTGCTGGTGAAGGACTTGATCCAGTTGTAAGAAATGCACTGCAGATTGGAACCGACACCGAGGGTGGCTATCTTGTACCAGATGAATTTGAACGTACCCTTGTAGAGGCGCTTGAGGACGAGAACATTTTTCGTAGACTAGCAAATGTTATAACCACTGCTTCTGGGGATAGGAAAATTCCTGTAGTTGCATCAAAAGGCACAGCATCATGGATTGATGAAGAAGGAACTATTCCAGAAAGCGATGACAGTTTCGGTCAAATTTCTATTGGTGCTTATAAGCTTGGAACAATGATTAAGGTTTCAGAGGAACTTTTAAACGACAGTGTATTCAGGCTTGAACCATATATCTCTAAAGAGTTTGCTAGACGTATCGGCAATAAGGAAGAAGAATCCTTCTTTATTGGTGATGGTTCTGGTAAGCCAACTGGTATTCTTGCCGCAGCAGGCGGTGCTCAGCTAGGGGTAACCACAGCTAGTGCTACAGCTATTACCATTGATGAGGTGCTTGATTTGTTCTACTCCTTAAAGGCACCGTATCGTAATAAAGCTGTGTTTATTATGAATGATGCTACGGTAAAAGCAATCCGCAAGCTGAAAGATGGTCAAGGTCAGTATTTATGGCAGCCTTCCTTGCAGGCAGGTACTCCCGACACTATTTTGAACCGCCCTCTGTACACTTCTGCATATGTACCAGCAATTGCCTCAGCAGCTAAGACCATTGCATTCGGTGATTTTAGTTATTACTGGGTAGCTGACCGTCAAGGCCGTATGTTTAAACGTCTTAATGAACTTTTTGCAGTAACTGGTCAAGTAGGCTTTGTTGCTACACAGCGTGTGGATGGTAAGCTGATTTTACCAGAGGCCATCAAGGTTCTTCAGCAGAAAGCATAAGGAGGTCTGACCTATGAGTTATAATTCTAAAAACTACATGGAACAAGGCGGCGAGAAATGGATTGTCGGCGGCACATTGGAAGTTCTGCCGGGAGCAACAGTTACTGGGCTTCCTGCCGCAGCAAACCAAGCTGATAGTGCAGCCACAACAGTTGAGGGATTGGTTACTGACTTTAATGCACTGCTTACGAAGTTAAAAGCGGCAGGGCTTATGGCAGATGAATAATCAGCAAAGGAGGCGGATGATATGACAACAGATAATCTTTTACCCAAGGTGAAAGCAAATCTAATCCTAACACATGATGCGGATGATAATCTTTTATTAAGTTACATCACCGCCGCCGTATCCTATGCAGAAAGCTATCAGCACGTTGCCAGGGGGTTTTACAATGAAAATGCCATGCCACCTACCACAGAACAGGCAATAATCATGCTGTCGGGCCATTTCTATGAAAGCAGAGATGGCTCGACGGCTGGCTTCTATGCCGACAGTGTGCAGGCAGGTCAGCAGGTATGGAATACAGTGAATATGCTTTTGAGGCTTGATAGGAACTGGGGTGTGTGATATGAGTTACGGTAAAATGAATACCTTTATTGAAATCATCAGCACTGTGCCAATTAAGGACAGCGATGGATTTGCCACCACAGGTGATAACATTCTAGCCTCTGTTCGTGCTTACAAGGAAGATCGTCATGGCAGTGAGAAGTGGACGAATATGACAGCATTTTCTTCTGCGTCCGCTCTGTTTCGGTTTAGAAAAATTCCTGGTCTGCAGGTCACAACGGATATGACAGTTGCCTGCGCTGATGGCAGGTACCAAATTTTAAGTGTTGAGGATGTCAGGGGTCGTGGAATGTATATCGAAGTTCTCGCTGAACATTTAGAACCAACTGTGGGGTGATGGATATGGCAAAAGTAAATATGAAGATGCCAGAGGAATTTCTGATGAAGGTTTCAAAACTTGCTGACCAAACAGATGTAATCATCCCAAAGGTGTTGGAAGCGGGCGGTGATGTGGCACTTGAGAAGGTCAAGTCTAACCTGCAATCTGTGGTTGGAAAAGATACAAAATATCCTTCTAAATCCACGGGTGAGTTGGTATCCTCTCTCGGACTTACATCAGCCAAGCAAGACAGAAATGGTGACTACAACGTAAAAGTGGGATTTGCAGAGCCTCGTTCTGACGGTGGGAGTAACGCTAAGATTGCCAACATTATTGAATATGGCAAACACGGTCAGCCTGCAAAGCCTTTCTTAAAGCCTGCAAAAAGTGCATCAAGGAAATCTTGTATAAATACAATGATTGCCAAACTGGAGGAGGAGATTGAAAAGATATGAGTATTCTAGCAGAATTAAACACCCTAATAACTTCAATACCTCTCCCTGTTGAAACTGGTGTTTTTTCAGGTAAGGCTCCAAATGAATATGTGGTGATACTCCCGCTTTCGGATATTTTTGAAGTCCATGCAGATAACCGCCCTGGATTTGATGTACAGGAGGCACGGATATCACTATTTTCAAAGGGCAACTTTCTGCTCCGTAAAAAGCAAATCACTACCGCACTCTTGAATGCCGATTTCACAATAACTGAGCGCCGGTATATCGGACATGAAGATGATACCGGATATCATCACTATGCCATTGATTTGGCAAAAACCTATGGATTGGAGGAATAACAATATGGCAACGATTGGTCTTGATAAATTATATTATTCAAAAATAACTGAAGACGTCAATGGTGAAGAAACCTATGGAACCCCTGCTGTACTCGCCAAAGCTATCACTGCTGAACTTTCGGTGGAACTGGTGGAGGCAATTTTGTACGCAGATGACGGTGTTGCTGAGGTTGTTAAGGATTTTAACAATGGAACGCTTACCTTGGGTGTGGATGACATCGGTCCTACTGTTGCAGCAGATTTGACTGGCGCAACTACGGATGATAATGGTGTATTAATCTCTGCTAGTGAAAGTGTGGGTAAAGCTGTTGCTGTGGGGTTCCGTGCGCAGAAAGCAAACGGCAAGTACCGCTATTTCTGGCTTTACCGTGTGAAGTTTGGGCTTCCTGCAACGAATCTGCAGACAAAGGCAGATTCTATCACATTCTCTACACCTACTATTGAAGGAACGGTTACCCGCAGAAATAAACTGGATAGCACGAGCAAGCACCCATGGAAAGCTGAAGTTACAGAGGGTGATGCAGGTGTTACTTCTGGAACTATCACAGGTTGGTTCTCACAGGTTTACGAACCGACATATACACCAACACCATAGGAGGGATAGCAATGGATAATGAAAGAAACTCTATTATTACAATTGGTGAGAAGGAGTATGAACTGATACTCACTACACGTGCTACAAAAGCAATCGCTAACCGTTACGGTGGTCTTGAGAATCTTGGAGAAAAGCTAATGAAATCCGAGAACTTTGAAATGGCACTTGATGAAATTGTATGGCTATTGACACTCCTTGCCAACCAGTCCATTCTAATTCGTAACCTTAAAAACAAAGGAAAAGCTGAGGATTTGCTGACCGAAGATGAGGTGGAACTTCTAACATCACCACTTGATTTGGCAGCATATAAAAATGCCATCACGGAAGCCATGTTTAAAGGCACAAAGCGCAACGTGGAAAGCGAGGATGAAGGCATAGTGCCAAAAAACACATAAGTCGAGTAGACGGACAGCGTCAGCAAACAGACGCAGAAACCTTTACTCGACTTCTTTATTATGGAACAGTTCAGATGGGTATGAGTGCAGATGAGTTCTGGCTTATGCCCATCGGTTTATTTTTAGATTTATGGGCCTGCCATAAACAGTGGCACGGTATTGAAAAACCAAAGAAAACTCGGACGATTGATGATATTATCCCATTGGGTATTTAAGGAGGAGGTGATGGCATGGCAGACAATTTTGGACTGAAAATTGGTGTTGAGGGTGAGCGTGAGTTTAAAAAGGCTCTCTCTGATATCAATCAATCTTTTAAAGTGCTAGGCTCGGAGATGACCCTAGTGACAAGTCAGTTTGATAAAAACGATAAATCCGTCAATGCACTCACCGCTCGCAATGCGGTTTTAAATAAAGAAATCGATGCACAAAAAGATAAAATTACTACCCTCAAGGCTGCACTGGATAATGCCGCATCCTCTTTCGGTGAAAATGACCGCCGCACACAGAATTGGCAAATTCAGCTGAATAGGGCGCAAGCTGAACTCAATGGTATGGAGCGTGAACTTGCGGAAACTGCTGAGGGTACTGATGACCTTGGTGATGAACTGAAGGCTACAGGCGATGAGGCAGAGAAGTCTGGCGGCAAGTTTGAAAAGCTGGGCAGTGTCCTAAAAGGTGTCGGAGTGGCAATGGGTGCTGTCGCCGTTGCCGTTGGTGCTGCTGCAATCAAACTGGGTAAAGATGTCGTGCAGCAGTTTGGTGAGCTGGAGCAGAACCTTGGCGGCAGTGAAGCTGTGTTCGGAAAGTATGCCGCCTCCATTCAAAAAACTGGTGAGGAGGCATACAAAAACCTTGGTGTATCTCAAAGCCAGTATCTTGCTACGGCCAATAAAATGGGTGCGTTGTTCCAAGGCTCTGGTATACAGCAACAAAAAAGTCTTGAATTGACTGAGAAAGCAATGCAGAGAGCAGCGGATATGGCATCCGTCATGGGTATTGATATGTCTATGGCTATGGAGGCTGTCACAGGTGCGGCAAAAGGCAATTTCACCATGATGGACAATTTGGGCGTTGCAATGAATGCTACAAATATCCAAGCATATGCTCTCGCAAAGGGTCTGGATTTCACTTGGAATACCGCAACACAAGCGGAAAAAGCTGAAGTTGCCATGCAAATGTTTTTTGAGAACACCGAGCAGTATGCTGGAAATTTTGCTCGTGAGGCAACGCAAACTGTTACTGGCTCCATTGGTCTGCTCCAAGCTGCAGTCGGTAGTTTTACCGCTGGACTTGGAAATGCAGGTGCTGATATGACAAACCTTACGGAAAACCTTGTAGATGCCTTTGAGGCAGTGGTCAAAAATATCGTGCCTGTGCTTGAAAATATTGTGAAGGCTCTGCCACAGGCAACAGGAGCAATCCTGCAAGCGGTCGGTGACCTCTTGCCTATGTTACTTGAAACAGTGACAAGTATTTTCACACAGGTATTGCAGGCTGTTTTGAATCTGCTTCCAGAACTTATCCCCGCTGCCGTTGCCGCAGTGATGACGATAGTTGGGGCTTTGATTGAGAGCCTGCCCCTTCTTATTGATGCGGCGGTGCAGTTGGTGATGGCACTTGTGAGTGGCATTGGAGAGGCACTGCCAAGTCTTATACCGGCAGCAGTAAATGCCATCACAACTATTGTGAAGGGTTTGGTGGATAACCTGCCCATGATTCTTAATGCCGCTTTGCAGTTAATACTTGGTTTAGCACAAGGACTTGTAGATGCTATTCCTCAGCTTGTTTCTGCTTTGCCTGCCATCATAAAAGCACTGGTGGATTTTTTAGTAAAGTCCATTCCACAGATCATCGATGCAGGCATTAAATTATTGACTTCACTGGTTGCAGCGCTGCCTACCATTATTACGGCAATTGTAAATGCGATTCCGCAAATCATTGACAGCATCATCAGTGCGGTCACTGGGTCTATCCCGCAGATTATTGATGCGGGCATTAAGCTTTTGATTTCTCTGATTCAGGCACTGCCACAGATTATAACCACCATTGTAGGTGCAATTCCTAAAATCATAACTTCACTGGTGAATGCCATTGTAGGAAACATCGACAAGATTATTCTTGCAGGTGTTCAGCTGCTTGTGGCACTGATTGCAAATCTGCCAAGGATTATTGTAGAAATTGTCAAAGCAGTACCGCAGATTATTGCCGGAATTGTAAATGCTTTTGCTAACTATTACAGTCAAATGGCAAAGGTCGGCGGCAATTTAATAAAGGGTCTGTGGAATGGCATTTCAGACGCAGGTGCATGGTTATGGAATAAAATTTCTGGCTTTTTCGGCAATGTGGTATCGAAGATTAAGGACTTCTTTGGCATCCACTCCCCATCTGCTCTGTTTGCTGGAATAGGCCGCAATATGGGAGAAGGCATCGGTGTTGGATTTGAAGATGCAATGACGGCTGTTTCAAGGGATATGCAAAATGCAGTTCCTACAAGCTTTGGTTTAAATTATGGCAATGTAAACGGACAAAGTGGTGCCATTCCAAATGGTGCTAATATAACGCAGAATATTTCAGTGGTAACACCTAAGGCACTGTCTGAAAAGGAACTGGCACGGGAGTTTAAAAATCTATCCCGAAAGCTGGCACTTGAATTTTAAGGGGGTCTGACTATGGAACTGACATATACCAACTCTGGCGGTGAAAGTATTACATTAAAACAAAACCGCCCATATTTTCTAACAAAAATAGACGGAACAGGCAACATACGTCAGACCGTCAATACCTTCAAGGCACCAGATCAAGACGGTGCTTTTTATATATCATCAACTCTCGATATGCGTAACATAACCCTGGAAGGTACTATCGTTGCAAATACTCCAGATGAGGCATATACACGCAGACAAAGACTGCTTCAAATATTCAGTCCAAAGCTGCGAGGAACACTCCTGTATCGTGGGCGGCAGATTTCCTGTGTTGTAGAGGAGGCAGGCTTTAGTGTTTCCTCCAGACAGAAGATACCAAACTTTTTTATCAGTCTGCTTTGCCCTTCACCCTTCTTTGAAACATTGGATGAGATACGAGAGGAATTGGCATCCTGGATTCCGATGTTTGAGTTTGAATTGGAGATACCCGAAGATGGCATGGAGTTTGGTGCAAGACAGCCAAGTCAAATTATCACGGTAGATAATATCGGTGATGTATCCTGTGGCTGTGAGATTGTTTTTCGTGCTTTAGGTGCGGTTACAAATCCAGAACTTTTAAATATTGATACTGGCGAATATGTCCGACTTCTTACGACGATGAGTGCCAATGATGAACTTCGAGTTTATACCCATTTTGCTGGCAAGCGGGTAGTTAGTGTTAATGGGCAGGCAGTAACAAATGCTTTTTCTCTGCTGGACACAGGCTCAGTGTTCTTTCAGCTTGCCGCAGGGATTAATACTCTGCGTTATGATGCATCAGTCAATATGGATCTATTGGAGGTCAGTGTTTATTTTAGACCACAGTTTTTGGGGGTGTAAGGATGGAACTATATATTTATAATTCAGAACGTGAACTTATAGGCATTGTGGAGTCCTTTGATTATCTTCGCTGGACGAGGCGATATTCCCAGTGCGGCTCCTTTGAGTTAAAGGCTATATCCACACCCAATAATGCCGCTCTTTTGAAAGAAGGGAATATCATCTGGAAAAGTGATGATGAAGAAGCAGGAATTATTGAATATCTAAAACTCTCTCAGACAGATAGTGAGTTTATCACGGTAAGCGGTCGGTTTGCCACATCCCTTCTTGCCCGTCGAATAGTGTGGGGAACGGAGAATTTGTCTGGTGATCTTTCGGTCTGTGCAGAGCAGCTTTTAAACCATAACCTTATTTCCCCTTCTGATTCAGCAAGGCAGATTACTGGTGTATCCTTTTCTTCTCCAAATCTTGGTGTATCGGTCAGTACGCAAATCTCCTACCGTAACCTCATCGATGCAGTGACAGGACTATGTGACGCTTCAGATATTGGCATTAAGACGGTATTCAGTCAAGAAACAGGAGCTTTTGCAGTGACACTGTATAATGGTTCGGTATCACAGGCTGTGTTTTCCAAGGAATATGAGAATCTGACTGAACAGGTATATACAGAGAGTGAAACGGACTATGCCAACACTGCACTTATCGGTGGTGAAGGTGAAGGTGCCCAGCGGACATTTGTTGCCATTACAAGTGGCTCCGGGGAAACCCGCCGTGAAATCTTCGTGGATGCTAAGGACCTGCGAATAGAAGATTTTGGGGCAGGCTACACTGACGCACTGACTTTCCGTGGTCAAAGTAAACTGAATGAACTGGCAATGCGTTACACCTTTGACACAACGGTCAATCCTCATGGTAATCTTACCTACAAGATAGAATTCGACCTTGGGCAGATGGTTAAAGTTGTTTCCAAGACATGGGGTGTAACCATGACCACACGCATTACGGAAGTAGAAGAAACCTATGATGCAGATGGTCAGAGCATTAGTGTTGTATTTGGAAAAGCTGAACTTACAATCGCACAGAAAATACGCTCCGACATGAGTCAGGTTCAAACGGCACTCTCTGCCCCAACAGGTGTATCAGCCGTGGTGGGAACTCTCGGTGACTTAACGGAGGCAAATGCCAAAATTCAAGGAGATACCGTGGTAGATACCATAAACAACCTGTTCGGAAAACTTCCTGCACTTGAAATATCCGTGGGTGCAGGTACCATATCAATTGGCCAGTATGCATTGCATAGCATGGCACCGGGAGATGCTATGTACTTTACCTCCTACAGTGGTAATAAGTTCAGCGATCAGCCAAGTGAGAATGGACACGTCTTTTTAATAAAACACAATGGAGATAACACGGGAAACGGCTATCAAAGGGCGATGGGTTTCTTCATCAGCCGTGACACCATGACATTTTACGTGATCTCTGTTTTTGTATATAATAATCCGTCTGGGCAGGCAAACTGGCTGAATATCAACAATGAGCCTGTGACCACGGCAAGGCTTGCAAATGGAGCGGTAACAGGAGTGAAAATAGCAGACCGTACTATAACCGCCTCTAAAATTGCTGCGGCATTTACCGACTATTCCACAACAGAACAAAACACAGGGTGTTTATGGATAGATGGCAAAACCATTTATCGCAAAGAAATAAATCTTGGTTCGCTTCCAAATGCGATTCCTGGCAGTGTGGCACACGGTATATCAAACCTCAGTACTGTTACCAGCTTATCCGGTTTTGCGACAAATGGGACGGTATTCCTGCCGTTACCGCTTGCAAGGTATAATAACTTTGCCTCACAAATAGGTCTCTATGCGGATACAACTAATATTGTTGTAGAACCTGGCAATGACCGAACAGCGTATACCGGCTACGTGGTTATAGAGTATACGAAAACCAGCTAAAAAGGAGGAATCAGTCTATGGAGAAAAGTGGATTTTTTAACTCATCCAGTGGTGATAGGATATACGATGCAGTGGATTTTGCTGCCTATTTCGGAAGCCTTGTGACCAACGGTGTTTTTTATCAAGTGGCTACAAACCTGCAAGTATCACCAGGCAGTGGATTGGGGGTAAGTGTGGCAGCAGGCACGGCTTGGATTAATGGGTATCGTTATGAGAACACAGATGCTTTGAACATACCGCTTACCATAGCAAACGGAAGCAATCCCCGTATTGACCGTGTTGTGGTGCGATTAAGCAGTGTTAACCGAAATATTCAGCTTGCCGTTGTTGATGGAACTCCTGCCACAATACCAGTGGCTCCGGCACTCACCAGAACCAGTGATGTTTATGAACTTTGTATTGCTGAGGTTCTTGTGCCGACTGCGGCTACTTCCATAATCCTAAATAATATTACCGATACTCGGCTTAACACTAGCCTTTGTGGGTTAGTAAACTCGCTTGTATCGGCTGTTTACGAGTGAGGTGAGTAACCATGGCAGATATTAATGGAGTAACTCTAAGTGCGGGCTCCAGTCCGACCGTTTATTATACAATCACCTATACGAAAAGCCGCCCCAATAACAGCCAGATGACCTACAACTTCACCATATCCGCAGCGTTGGGTTCATCAGGCTCTTACATCCATAACGGCTATGCTCTGCTTTGCACCATGACTGTAAATGGCTCATCCTCACAGGTTCGTATTAAGGCGGAAGATGGTGACAACTGGGACGGAACCACACCGAGAATCAGATATGTTTCAGTGACCTGTGCATCTACTACGGGTAATGCAACGCAGGGGGTTCGTTTTAAAGTTGTATCAGACGGAAGATTAACTCTGTCTTCTGGTGTCATTGACAACTCCAGTTACACAGTATTAAGTTCCGCTTTGCTTACTACCGCCTGTGGTGCTCCGACAGCCTGCTCTGTTAATGCAACACTATCAGAAGGAAATGTCACCCTTTCATGGAGCGGTGCAAGTGGAGGCATAAATAATGCAATTTCTTCTTATGAGATACAATATAGTGATTCAAGCAATAACTCAACATGGGGGGCTTGGACTGCTTTGACTACAGTAACCACTACAGCTACAAGTGGGAGTGTATCGGTATCACCTCCATCAACTCGGGGATATTACCGCAGATTCCAAGTGCGAACACGCGGTGCGGCGGGTGCAAGTTATTACTCAGGCTGGAAGATATCTACAAACTCTGTTAGAAAAAATACAATCCCAAGTCCGCCGACCACTGTATCTGCTTCTCCTGCCACATATAGTGATGAAACGATTACGCTGACGTGGAGCGGAGCCTCTGGCGGTACAAGTGCAATCAAGGGATATATGATTGGAAGCCGTACATCTACTGATAACAGTACATGGACTGCATGGAGTGGACTGACTTCGTTAACGTTGGCAGCTAGCGGTGGCAGTTACAACCCTACTGTATCGAGAACACCCGGAACTTATACCCAGTTCGGTGTTTGGACGATTGATGCACTGGATGTTTATTCCTCGGAAACAATCAGCAATAGTATCTACTGTAATATCACAGCTTGCGGTGCTCCGACCTCATTTTCTATCAGTCCATCCATTGCGGAAGGCACTGCCACACTTTTTTGGAGTGGGGCAACGGGCGGTGCTGGTAATGCCATAACGGGTTATGAGATAGAATATCGTGACTCTGCTGACAACAGTACATGGGGCATATGGGAGGCACTTGGTGTCATTGGTTCTTCATCAGCTAGTGGCAGCTTAACTACCAGTCCTCCAATTATACGTGGTAATTACAGACAGTTTCGTATCAGAACACAGGGTTCAGCTGGGGCAAGTTATTACTCAGATTGGATATTAACCAGTAATACTCTTCGTAAAAATGTACTGCCGTCTCCGCCGTCTGCATTTACAGCAGCCCCTGCTATTTATGAAACTGCCAATATAACTCTGACATGGAGCGGCACGGTTCAAGGCACAAGCACCATCAAGCAATATGTTATTCAAAAGGCAACCTCCGCAGATGGTACGAACTGGTCATCGTATGAAACTGTTACAACCATTGTTTCAAGTGCAACTTCTGGGACATACACGACAAGTGCCTCACAGGTGGCAGGAACATACACCCGCTATCGAATAAGTGTAACCGATACACTTGATGCAATATCTGCCTATGTGACCAGCAATACAGTAAAGAAAAACAGCCCACCGAATGCGCCGATTATTGACTGTCCACAGTCTGGAAACTCCACTTACAACGTAAAGCCTCGATTCATGATTATTATGGGTACCGAGCCGGACGGTCAGACACAGATTTTAGAAGTGAAGATTGATGCAGGGGTGTGGCTGAACAGTGTGGATAATCCAGAACTCTTCTCCACTAATGGCTATCTTACAAATGGTGTCAAAACGGTATTCCAAGCACCAACACTCACTGTCGGAAATCATACAGTCACCTTTCGCAGCCTTGATAGTGATATCCAGTCACAAAGTACAGAGATTGTTCGCACCTTTACGATACTTGCATCACCATTTGAAACCATCACTGCCAACGTTACACATGTGAAAGCAGAGCATATTCTGGCAATTCGGAATGCTGTAAACATTGTCCGAAATTATTACTGCTTATCATCGAATACTTGGAACGAAGAAATCACTGCTGGAAAGACCACCATAAAAGATTGGCCGTTTCATGTTATGGAGATACGGAGAGCACTTGTGCCGATTATGACAAAAATTAATGGTTTTGACGCTAACTCTTCAGCTTTTGACCTTCCTTCCGATGATTGGCAGCCGATTGGAACAGGACGACCGGAGGCTGATGTAATGCAACAGTTACACATAATAGTATTCTTGCTGTAAGGCACAGTACAGCGCTCATGCAATTTGCGTGGGCGCTTTATCATATACAAAATTTATGAAATGGAGGTATTTCACAATGAGAGAGATTTGGAATTGGATACAGTTGGCTTTTTCTGCTGTCGGTGCATTCCTTGGGTGGTTCCTTGGAGGCTTGGATGGGTTTCTCTATGCCCTCATCGCTTTTGTAGTTATCGATTATATAACGGGTGTGCTTTGTGCCATTGCAGATAAAAAGCTGTCCAGCGAGATTGGATCAAAAGGTATCTTTAAAAAGGTACTGATATTTTTGCTTGTAGGCGTAGCACATATCTTAGATACACAAATTTTGGGCAGTGCCGGGGGCAGTGGTGCACTTCGCACGGCAGTCATTTTTTTCTATTTAAGTAATGAAGGAGTTTCTATCCTTGAAAATTCAGCACACCTTGGACTGCCTATTCCTGAAAAGCTGAAGGAGGTTCTTAAGCAGCTTCATGGGCGGGAGGGTGGTGATGGAGAATGATTGACTTAACAAACCCATCAACCGTAAACATTGGACGTCGTGGTGAACATCATTTCCGTAACATTGAGTTTGATGTTTCTAGTTTACTGGGAGATGATTATCCCAGTGCCTCTTTGCAGGCAATTTACAAAAGACCAGATGGCACGGCATATCCTGTAGTCACAAGTTATGCTGATGGAGTTTTGATATGGTCACCAAGTGCCACCGATACCTTAGATGCAGGTGTGGGACAGTTAGAAATCAGAGTTGTGGTCAGTGATGTGGTCGGAAAAAGTGTAAAGGTTCTTACCATTGTTGAAGAGGCTCTTGTGGATGGCATTGTCACACCGCCTGAGCCTCCTGCACAGGAGTGGCTGAATCAAGTACTAGCGGCACTTGCTGCATTGGATGTGAACGATGTGTATAGTCTGCTAAGCCTCACCTACGATTTACTAAATACCACCTACGATAAATTAAATGATACCTATGGTCTGCTAAACACCACGCACGATCTGGTGGAGGAAACACGTGATAATCTATACAAGAGGACTGGGATTCTCTTAAACCATATGCACCCAATAGAAACAGCTACAGCACCGGATATGACAAGCCGTAGAGCGTCCATAACATTTACAGGCATTGCAAATGGCAACAATGTAGTAATCGGCACAGTGACATACACCTTTGTCACAGTTTTAGGAAGTCCGGTCACAAACAATGTGCAGGTGCTGATTCAAGGAACACTTTGTGAAACTGTTCAAAAACTAGCCGAAGCTACTAGAGGAAGTCAAGACGAATTAAACATTGCATATGGAACAGAAACGGGAGCAAATCCATTTTGTACTACCTACTGGACTAGTCAAAGATTTTCTATGGGAGATACTACCGTTAACTCAGGTGAGAGTCTATTCGTATTGGAAAGAGCTGAAAATGTAACAGCTGCATTGCCTTTTACAACAACTGCAGCAGCTACTATTAATGGATTTTCCAGAACAAGCTTTTTAAGATATATCCTGTCGGGCAATGCTTTAGGCACAGGCGGTATCAACAGCGTCAGAGGGCCTTTGCACACAGTATTGCCTATCGGCAGCGTTGTTATAGGTGGTCAGGGCGGACCACTTCATCCAGAAACAACCTATGACTGCCATCTCTTAACTCTTTGCCGTCAATCTGATACGAGTGAGAAAGAATTGGATTTGTATATTTCAAATGATGAAATTAACTTTACAAGAATTTCACGTAGTACGCCTGTTGGATTTAGCAGCACTGGTGATGCCACACATGTGCATATAGAATTGCGTCAAAGCAGAATACCCACTGGTTACGGCTTGTATATCAGTATGGGAAGCAATGGTACATCGTCAAGTGCTTACTGTGATTTAAAGTTTACCTATCATTTATACCCTATCTCTTTAGCAACTGATAATTTGTTTGAATAATGAGGTGATTTAGAATGAATTTGCATAAGCTGATTTTAACAAACAATGCCTGCTACAAGGCAGGTAAGACAATTATTCCAAAGGGCATTATGGTGCATAGCACAGGTGCCAATAATCCATGGCTGAAACGCTATGTCGGTCCCGATGACAGTTTGCTTGGTAAGAATCCATACAATAATCACTGGAATCAGGATAAGCCCGACGGCAGGCAGGTCTGTGTCCATGGTTTTATTGGGAAACTGGCTGATGGCACAATTGCCACTTATCAAACATTGCCGTGGAATTATCGTGGCTGGCACTCTGGTGGTTCTGCCAATGATACACATATAGGATTTGAGATTTGCGAGGACGGTCTGACCGATACCTCGTATTTTAATGCCGTTTACAAGGAGGCAGTGGAATTATGCGCCTACCTTTGCAAGCAATATGGACTGACTGAAAAAAACATCATCTGCCACAGCGAGGGGTACAAACTGGGTATTGCCTCCAATCATGGAGATGTGATGCATTGGTTCCCAAAGCACGGAAAAAGCATGGATACTTTCCGTGCTGATGTTGGAAAACTTCTGATGCCATCCATACCTGCTGAATCAAAGAAACTCTACCGAGTTCAAGTCGGTGCATATACCGTCAAGGCAAATGCGGATGCGATGCTTGCTAAGGTCAAGGCAGCAGGGTTTAAGGATGCTTTTATTAAAATTGAATAATGAATGGAAAAAGCCTACTTCTTTCGTTGATTGAAGTAGGCTTATTTTTTTTGAGGAATTTTTATTAGGGGCTAAAATCATGCTCTTTTCTTTTGACTGTGACTTAGAAGGAAACATATCAACCCTTCGGATTGGAGGAGCAAAAATGCAGGTCACAAAGATAATAGGTAACCAAGGTATTCCTAATAAAGAGAAACATCAGTATACAGAAGAAGAACTGCAGCATGAATATGATTATGTTAGGGCTAAGAAATTGACCAAAAGGCTTCTAGAAAAGGGCCTTATTACCGTGGATGAATTCAACAAAATAATGAAATTAAACCGTCAAACTTTCTCTCCATATCTAGCGAAGATTATGACCTAAATGACTTGATAATTAAGCATATCTACGGGAATATGTCCATACCGAAAGTGAGGTGAGTTGATGAAAAGGATAACAAAAATCGAAGAAAACAAAGTGTTATCAGTCAAGAAGAAAACCCGTGTTGCTGCCTATTGCAGAGTATCTACATCAAGTGATGAACAATTAATAAGCCTTGATGCACAAAAGGCCCATTATGAAAAATATATTAAATCCAATGATGAATGGGAGTATGCAGGCCTTTATCATGATGAAGGGGTTACAGGTACCAAGAAGGATGTTCGTGATGGATTACTTTCTCTTATTGCAGATTGCGAAAAAGATATGATTGACTTGATAATCACAAAGTCTATCAGCCGATTTTGTAGAAATACAGCCGATTGTTTGGAGCTAGTTAGGAAACTGCTTGATTTAAATGTTTACATTATTTTTGAAAAGGAAAATATTAATACTGGCTCTATGGAGAGTGAATTGATGCTTTCCATTCTAAGCAGCCTTGCAGAAAGTGAATCGGTGTCTATTTCAGAAAATGAAAAATGGAGTATTAAAAAACGGTTTCAAAATGGAACCTATATTATTTCCTATCCACCATACGGCTATGCAAATATAAACGGAGAAATGGTAATTGTGGAGGAGCAGGCTGAGGTAGTGAGGCAGATATTTGCAGATACACTTGCAGGAAAGAGTACCTACGTTATTGCAAAAGATTTGAATGAACGTGGTATTCCGAGTAAAAAAGGTAGCAAATGGAATTCGGGAAGTGTTAATGCAATTATTCGAAATGAGAAGTTCACTGGAGATGTTATTTTCCAAAAAACTTATACAGATAGCAGTTTTAACCGTCATATCAATTATGGAGAACAAGACCAATATCTGTGTACAGGTCATCACGAGGCAATCGTAAGCTACGAGGTTTTTAACAAAGCTAATGAAATTATGAGCCAGCGTGGTAAGGAAAAAGGAAACGGTGAAAATACCCAGCGTTATCAAAACCGTTACGGCTTTTCAGGGAAAATAAGATGCGGAGAGTGTGGTGGTATCTTTAAACGAAGAATGCATTACAAACCAAGCGGGAGTTATGTGGCTTGGTGCTGTAACAATCATATTAATAATAAGGACTCCTGTTCCATGAAATATATTACGGATGATGGAATCAAAACAGCATTCCTTACCATGTTTAACAAGCTGATTTTTGCACATCAAGTGGTGCTAAGACCACTACTTCGCAGCTTGAAAGGGTTAGATAATAAAGATCAATTACTGCAGATACAAGAGTACGAAAGTAAGCTGGAAAAGAATAGGGAACAAAGGCAGGTGCTTACAAGTCTTATGGCAAGTGGCTTTTTAGAACCTGCACTATTTAACAGCGAAAACAATACCTTGATTCAAGAAGAAGAAATGTTACAGGCAGAAAAAAATAGACTAATGTATTCTGCAAGCGGTGATAGAACAAGGTTTGATGATGTGGAGAAACTAATAAAATATGTGTCTGGAAGAGAAATGCTGAAAGTTTATGATGATGAAGTATTCCTTGACCATGTGGATAGAATTACAGTAGTTTCGAGAAAGGAAATTATATTTATATTAAAATGCGGATTAGAACTTAGGGAAAGGATGGCATAATAATGGCACACATACCTTATGGATACAAAATTATAGATGGAAAAGCAGTGGTTGATGAAGATGAGGCTGAAAATATCAGAAAGTTCTACGAAGTATATATTTCTGGTTTGGCGCTTACGGCAGCTGCTGAAAAGATAGGATTAAAGTTATTTCATGGTAGTGCTGGTAGGATGCTTAGAAACAAGCATTATCTTGGGGATGACTTCTACCCTGCCATAATTGATAAAGAAACATTTGATAAAGCTGAAGAAATGAGAATTGCAAGGGCGGGTTCTCTTGGAAGAATTCGAGAACTTGAAAAGCAGGAAAAACCAAAGCCAATGGTGGGGTTTACCATGCCAAGGGTACAGTTAAAATATACTGATCCATTTGCACAGGCCGAATACGCATATGGATTGATAGAAAGTGAGGTGACAGAAGATGAATAAAAGCATAACAGTTATCCCTGCACGAAAGCGTGTAGGCAATACGGTAAAAATGGAAGACAAGCCAAAACTCAAAGTCGCAGCGTACTGCCGTGTCAGTACCGACAGTGATGAGCAAGCTACAAGCTACGAGGCACAGATAGAGCATTACACCAATTTCATACAAAAAAATGAAGAATGGGAGTTTGCTGAGATATTTGCTGATGATGGTATTTCGGGCACTAACACTAAAAAGCGTGAAGAATTTAATCGTATGATTGAGGAGTGTATGGCTGGTAACATCGACATGATTATTACTAAGTCCATCAGCAGATTTGCAAGGAATACTCTTGACTGCCTAAAATACATCAGACAGCTAAAGGAAAAGAATATTCCTGTATTTTTTGAAAAGGAAAATATCAATACTATGGATTCCAAGGGCGAGGTGCTACTTACAATTATGGCGAGCCTAGCACAGCAGGAATCAGAATCCTTAAGCAAGAATGTAAAGTTGGGATTGCAGTTCCGTTACCAAAACGGTGAGGTGCAGGTCAATCACAATCGTTTTATGGGATATACCAAAGATGGTGAAGGCCATCTGATTATTGAACCTACTGAGGCAGAGATTGTAAAACGCATTTATTTGGAGTATCTGCAAGGAGCAAGCCTGAAACAAATCGGAGAAAGTTTGGAATCAGATGGTATCCTAACTGCAGCAGGGAAAGCAAGATGGAGACCAGAAACTATAAAGAAAATCCTAAAAAATGAGAAATATATCGGTGATGCCCTTTTGCAGAAGACATACACTGTGGATGTACTTACGAAAAAGCGGGTTAAAAATAACGGTATCGTTCCACAGTATTATGTAGAAAATAGCCATGAAGCCATCATTCCCCGTGACCTTTATATGCAGGTGCAGGAGGAAATGCTAAGAAGAGTTAATCTCCATAGTGGTACTGACCGAAAGAAAAGAGTTTATAGTAGCAAGTATGCTCTTTCAAGCATTGTATACTGTCCAAAGTGCGGTGACATCTATCGCAGGATTGCATGGAATAACCGAGGTAAACATTCCATTGTATGGCGTTGCATAAGCAGAGTGGAATATGGTCCAGAACGTTGTGATGCACCTACAGTTCAAGAAACGGAATTGCAAGGGGCTGTAATAAAAGCCATCAATATGGCACTCGGTGGCAAGGATGATATGCTTGCAGTCTTGGAGCAAAGTATTGCATCGGTACTTGCTTTGGGAGATGAGGGTTCTATGGAAAGCATCAATATTAAACTGGAAGAATTGCAAAAGGAACTGTTGAAACGAGCAAATGCTAAAAAGGATTATAGTGATCTTGCTGATGAGATAGACCGTTTGCGAGAACTAAAGCAGAATGCTATGGCAGAGAATGCGGAAAGAGAAGGCTTGAAACAGCGAATTGTCGAGATGCAAGAGTTTCTTGCAGAACAGACGGAGCAGATAGAAGAATACGATGAATCCCTTGTGAGACGAATGGTTGAAAAGGTAACGGTTTATGAGGAAAAGTTCAGGGTAGAGTTCAAGTCAGGCACGAGCGTGGATGTGGAGAGATAAAAGAATAGGTTACAGAAGTTAGCACCTTGCAGAAATGTAGGGTGTTTTCTGTTTAAGGGATTAGTATTTATTTTGTGTGATAAAATCCAATTAATATTGACAAAGTTCGCTAAAAAGAATATAATTATTATGTTGGAAAAATAGGAGAAAGTCTGTGACACGAAGCTATAGGACCATTTAATATGGCAGCCAGTTACACGTTGATTGCATTGCCAATGGCAATGCTTTTTTAGTTGAGGTGAAAAGATGATTGAAGGTTATACCACGATTAGAGTGATTGCTGAAAAATGGGGTATAACACCAAGACGAATTCAAATTCTTTGCTCAAAGGGTAAAATCCCTGGAGCAGTGAAATTTGGTCGTGATTGGGCTATACCTGTGGGTGCTGAACGCCCAGAAGATGGCAGGATTACGACAGGTGAATATAAAAACTGGAGAAACAAGTCAGAAAATAAGTGA